GATCATCAAAGAAGGTCTCATCGATCTTAATGAAACGGAATAGATCAATGATAGTCGTATCAATACCATTCTGGTCAAAATCGTATGTGGTTTTTGGAAACTGTCTAAAGAAGGCCATATAATTACTTTGAGAGTTTTTGGATTTCTTGACGTGTCAGAGCCTTAATCTCTTGGAATTGAATTCCGACATCTACCTCAAGCGGGCTTCCATCATCATGAAACATATTTGTTGAGGAATTGAATGTGGTTGTAAGACCGGTAAGATATGATGTATAGATTCCGGGTATAAATTTATTTTCATTCCCCTCTCCATTATAGAATTTAATATCCCATGCTGGAGGATATTCCATAATTACATCCTTGCCAATAGGATACATTTTTTCTTGAAATAACCGTATAATTTCTCTGGCTGAATTGGAATCTTTTAAAGTTCTGCTTACCAATTTAAAATTGAACTGGAACGAACGTATATTTGAGTTTTGGAAGGTGGCATTTGTATTTGGGGCAATTACCTGCTTACTTGCAAAATCAATTACATTCGCCACTTGTTCTTGTTTTAATAACTGTCTTGCCGCAATTGAAGCAGCTGCGGCACCTTTTAAACTTTTAGCTTTATCGGTCAAAGATTTTGCCGCGGTTGTTATTCCTTTTGTTACAGCATCAAGACCATCATTACCTTGTGATGCAGCAATCATACCTTTTGCGGCGGAGTCTCCTAAAATTCCTAAATCAATTGTTGAATACGCCATGGAGTCGGAGAAACTAAGACCCTGAGGAATCGGAAAAAAGATGCTTTTAGCATCAACATCTTTGCAACTAAAACGAATAAAAGGCCAAGACTTGGAATCATCTCGTAATTCTTGAGGAAATGCTAGGGTATTTTCTTGAGCCATAAATAGGTAATCTATTTATATGACATACAAGGGTACCTTCACTCCTAAGAATCCGTCCAAATACCGCGGCAATGTTTCAAACATCGTCTACCGTTCTCTCTGGGAACGACAGCTTTTTAGATGGCTGGATGAACGGTCCTTCGTGGCATCATGGTCCTCCGAAGAGGTTGTCATACCCTACCGTTGCAAGACGGACGGTAGAATTCACCGTTATTTTGTTGATGTAAAGTTTGAATTTGTTGATGGGCGTGTAATGTTGATCGAGGTGAAGCCCAAGAAAGAAGTAAGCCCGCCCAAGAATCCAGGTAAGAAGACCAAGAGATACATTACAGAGGTGATGACCTATGCCAAAAACATCTCCAAGTGGGAAGCAGCAACCGAATATGCCAGTGATCGCGGCTGGATTTTCGAGATATGGGACGAGGATATGCTCCGTAAGTTGGGCATAAAGATACTCTAAACACATATAAATAGAACTAATGGCAGTCTCACTCTTCACCACCTTTGAAAAAGAATTCAATTCCACGGGATTTGAAAAGCGTTCGGCTGAAGCAAAGAATTGGTTCGTTGAAAGAGTCAGAGAACTAAACGGAAAGATTAACCGTAGAGCCCTTCTAAAGGATGATAAGCTGCAGCAACGTTCCAAAGCAATTTGGGGCAATATGTACATGTTTGCGTATGATCCCAAGTTCAAGGAGGAACTGCCATACTACGACAGATTTCCTTTGGTACTGGTAATTGGTCCGGCTCCAGGTGGTTTCCTTGGGCTCAATCTCCATTACCTGCATCCAAAGATTCGTGCCAAGTTCCTCGATAAACTACTTGGGACCATTACCGATGATAAACTCACGGAAAACACTCGCCTCAAGATTCGTTATAGTCTGCTTGCAAGTGCCAAGAGACTCCGTGAATTCTCTCCCTGCCTCAAGCACTATCTCACGGGTCATATGAAAACCCGCCCATCACAGGTATTTGCTCCCGACTGGGAAACAGCAATCTTCCTACCAACCGAACACTTTAAGGGTGCCACAAAGACACAAATCTGGCTGGATTCCCGCAAACAGTACTCCGCTCGATAATTTATGTCATCAATCGAAGACCTAAAAGCACAGTTAATTAAAAGAAGCGGTCCTGCTCATCAGAATCGGTTTAAACTTGTTGCCACACTTCCACCAGCAGTTCGTTCAATTAGCAATAGCGAGGATCTAAGTATTCTCTGTGAGAACTGCATTTTACCCGGAAGACAGATTAATACCTTCGACTATCAATTACTGCGCCAGTCCATTAAGGTGCCGAATGGTTACATTAATGAGGACGTATCATTCACATTCTTGCTTACAAATGACTATTATGTGAAAAAGATATTCGACCTCTGGGCTTCCAGCACTATTAATTTTTCAAATTACCGAGCCAAGTATCTTGAAAACTATGCCGGTACCTTTGAAATATGGCAGTTGGATAAAGATGACAAACAGATTTATGGCGTTCGTTTGACAAATGCATTTCCAATTTCTTTAACTGCAATTACTCTGGACAATAATGCAGAGAATACGCTTCAGAAATTTACTGTAACAGTAGCATACGAGGACTTTGCTACAATCTAATTAGTCCTCATTGAGTGAATCACTCTACAAAATAATAATACTATGGCACTACCAATCCTTGAAACACCGAAATATGAAACAAAACTTCCTTCCAGCGGAAAGAAGTTGATCTATCGTCCGTATCTTGTGAAGGAAGAAAAGATCCTGATGATGGCTATTGAGTCTGAAGACCAAAAGCAAATTATGCAGGCAATGAAGGATACCGTTTCTTCTTGTACCTTTGGTAAAATTGATCCGGATAGCCTACCAATTTTTGACCTAGAATATATCTTCTTGAAGCTACGCTCAAAATCTGTTGGCGAAGTTGCAAAGATTGGCATCAAGTGCACCAGTTGTGAAAAATCAACGGTAAATGAAATCAACCTTGATGAAATTACCGTCAATACAGAGAATACTCCGTCCAACAAGATTAAGTTGAGCGATAAGGTCGGAGTCATTATGCGTTGGCCCGATGTTAATTTTATTACCGGAATGACGGGTAAATCAAAGGTCGAACAAAAAGCAGCGGCATACGACGTTCTTGTTCATTGCATCGAATCCATTTTTGATGACAAAAAGGTATACCCGACCTCCGAACAATCTCAAGAAGAAGTTGTTACCTTCATCGAATCGCTGAATCAGGTGCAATTCCAAAAGATTCAGGCGTTCATTGAAGCAATGCCTAAACTTGAACACGAAGTTTCCTTTACCTGCAAACACTGTCAGCACGAAAACAAGGTAATGCTCAGAGGACTCCAGAATTTTTTCTAATAGCCCTCTCCCACGATACACTGGTTAACCACTATCAAACAAACTTTGCAATGATGCAACATCATAAATACAGTCTTACAGAACTTGATCATATGATGCCTTGGGAGAGGGAAATCTACGTTTCATTATTAGTTGAGCATATCAAGGAAGAAAACGAAAGAGCTAGAAAGAAATCTCAAAAATAACAACTCCCATGGCCGACAAAGATAGCACATTCAAAGATATTTTATATCAACTTCAGATTGCCAATGAAGGCATGTTTGATAATATCTCGGTACTCAATAAGATTGAAAAACTTATTGATATTGGAAATATGCAGTCGATGGCTTTTCAAGCAGCCGCCCAGGAGCAATCAAAACCTGAAGTAGTCGGTGGCGGCAATGAGGAGGTTGTTGCTGGATTGAGTTTTCTGTCTGATGTAGCTCTCTCAAGTCTTAAGGCTTTAGAAAGAATAGACTTTGCTTCGGATATTACGATGCAAAGAATTGTGGAGATGACGGATGCAGCAAAGGCAAGCGGTCTTCAAGCATTAGAAAATGAAAGAGAGTTCAGAGGTAGAATCGATAAACTCATAGAAGAAAATGCAGCATTATTGGCAGAAATGACCTTAATGCGCAAGGAGCTAGAGGAACAGAAAAAAGAGAAACCTGAAATGAGTTGGGCTACATGGGCAGTCGCCGTCGGCGCAGCTCTATTAGGTTTCGTTGAAGGCTTTGTGGCTGAATTGGCCATCAAAGCCAAGGCTCTATTCACGGGACTCACAAAACTATTGGACTTTGGTGAAGTGTTTAAAAAGATCAAGGGGTCCAAATTTGTTACAAGTATAACCAAAGCCTTTGAGTCCATTGTAAAATTCGGAGAAGGTCTTGGTTCTAAAATGGATAATCTATTCCAGATGTTCAAAAAATCTGATTTTGTAACAAAAATCACCGAAGGGTTCACAAAGGTTATGGATATTGGTAAGGACTTTGGCACAAAGGTCAAAGGTATCTTCACCTCGGTTAAAAATTTCTTTACCAAAGCAGACTGGATCACGGATATAATCAATGCATTCAAAAATGTAGCAGCCAAATTTAAAGGGGTCAAAGACCTAGTAATGAGTATTCAAAAGGTTGGTACTGGAGCCACAGAATCAATCGGTCTATTCGGTAAAATCTTTGCTCCGTTTTCAAAATTCTTTAGCAGTATTGGGCAACTTGCTCCAAAATTCCTATCATTAGGAAAGGCATTCGGTTCTCTTGCCGCCAAATTAGCAATACCTATTACAATCATTATTGGTGTTTGGGATTCAATCACCGGATTCATTGACGGCTTCAAGAATACCGAAGGTACAATGCTGGATAAGATTGTGGGAGGTCTCAAGGGAGGTCTTTCAAAGCTCGTCGAAGGTCTCATTGGTGGTCTCCTTGATATGCTAAAAGGCGCCGTTTCATGGATTGCAAAGGCTCTTGGCTTTGATAGTATTGCGGCAGCCCTTGATAGCTTTAGTTTCAGCGAGATTTTGAGTAAACTAATTGGCAACCTTGTCGATGGTGTTGTTGGATTCTTTACCGACCAATTTGCTGTAATTAAAGTTCTATTCGAGGACATTAAAAAGCTGTTTAGCGGAGAAATTGATTTTAAAACATTGTTCCTTGATCTATTAGGTGGTGTCATTAGAACCCT